AATATTATACTATTTTTAATGTTCCTGAATCATTCCATAAATCACCTGAACTTAATCCAGCTGAAGTTGTTGGTAAGTTGCTCATGTTTATATTTCCTAAGTCGTCAATGTCTAAAACGTTAACGCCTCCGCTTGTTTCAGCACGAAACACCAAGTCGTCATGCTCTCCTTTTACGTGTAGTCTAGCTTCGGGAGAAGTTAATCCAATACCTAAACCGTAGCCGCTAGTAGGGTCAATGTACATTTTACCATTTTCTTTAAGTGAAACATAGGTTCTTCCATTCGCTTGAAAAAGAACATCCCCGGCGGAACCCCTAACCCAAACCCTATTGGCTGTTGAGCTAAAACTATTATTTGAGGATAATATCAAATGATTGTTCCCTCCTACATTAGCATACCCTATAGAATCTAATCCTATTGCAAAATTTCTACCTCCTGAATGTGTAGCTGCGGCACTAAAAAACTCAATTGCATTATAATTAGTATTACTACCTTGAAACCTTAAAACTCCGCTTGTTGCTGCGCCTGTAAAAATCTTACCTAACTTGAAAACATCTGTTGTAGAGTTATCACCCTCAAAAGTTAAAGTGTCTGTTAGAGTTGCTACAACTGAACTTGGAACAGTCCCTGAATCAGTGTAAATAGAGTCTGCACCAATTTGAACCCAATCTAAGCCGTCATAAGAGAATAAAGCATCAGTATCTTCATCATAACATAAAGTACTTTTTTGAGGGGTAATACTATTCCAGTCAGTACCATCATATCTAACCCAGTCATATAAATTAACTGCACCCCAGCCAGCGTTAACACCTCCACCAGAAGCTAAAACATAAATATCACCTGAGTTAGTAGTAGGTGGTGCTACGCTTGCATCAACAAAATCTAAAGCAGCAGGTAAAACTAATTCGTCAGTACTTTCTAATTCTCCTTTTTCATTCTTCCATGATACATCACCATTGTTAGCACTTGGAAACCATTTAGGGTTGTGTATATCAGCTTCCGCTGTAATATTCTTATGAAGTATAGCCATTTCTTAACCGTAAAAAATTATACCTTTCTTATTCACTTGTGGTGAGCCTTTACATTCATCATATAAAGGGTACTTAGTAGCGTCATCATCTTGCTCATCTTTGATGTAGTCAATCATATCAACCTTCCAAAAATCAGCCTTATTAATAAAGAAATCCCTAGACTGTGAATAATCAAAACTATCACCCTGATTGCTAAACTCAGTATCATTATTCATTGACCCCTGATTAGTTAACTGAACGTGTACGTTAGAATATACTTCATACACCACGTAATGAGCTAAAGCAGGTTTAATAAAGCTTTCTACTATAACTGTATTATCAGCCGTTAGAGAAGCTGTTTCTATTTGTGTTAGAATCTCATTATACCAGTCTTTACCTAAAACAGGTTTAACATATTTCCTTTGAGAAGTTAAGATATAGTTTGTAAAATAAGACTCATCAAAATAAGTATCATTTACAGCCAAATCTTTAACCTCTGTATCTGTCATTATTAAGGTATCAAAAGCCATCTATTCTTCCGTGTTTTGTCCAGTAGTTTCATTGTTTTCAGTTGAAACAATATTACTATCTGAATTTTGATTAATAAATAATTCACCACGCTCATCACCTTCCTCAAAAGGCTCTAAACCTAATATCAATCTACCTTCATTAATTGTAGTAACAGCATTAATATCAATTCTTTCAGAGTTACCTACTGGAGACACATTTAAAATACCTATCTCGATATTATCCCAATTAGTCTCACGATTAATTAATCTGTTTAATACTCTTAATAAAGGCTCTTGAAAGTCAGGAATAACAACGCTATTCATAAACTTATCGTACTCATTCTTAACCTGTTGGTTACTTCCAAGCTTACCAGAAGTTTCTAAACCTGCTAAAGCTGGTGTAATTCTATGAGCCATAATAATAGCCTTTTCAGCTAAAGCCGATAACATTTGAAACTCACCGTCTTTTTCCCTAGCAAACTCTGTAATATTAGCAGCTTGTTCTGGTGAGTCTAGTAGTTCTACTAAAATCTTTTCATTGTCACCTTCACCTGTAAACTTATCAAGAATCTTTTCAACGTATTGTTGTGCGTTCATTCCATCAGGAACTTCACCGAACATTTGAATTAAAGCACTTGGAAAAAATCCATTATCAAACTTATCAATATTATACTTAGGCATCCTGTACTCAATATCAATCCAGTTTAAAGCCCCTACATAATCAGGTAAACCGTAGTAATTAAACTCAGGATATTTTCTAATTACGTGTACTAAGTAATCACTAAGCTCTGATCCATTCCAAAAAGGAACAGTATCAATAGGGTATAAATAATCTGGAGTAGTATCCATTAATATATCCCTCCAAAAGTTCGATAAGTGAGCCGTCTTTTTATCCTTAGACTTTCTAACAGTAGTTGCATCTTCATTGTAAAAGAATACTACATCACCGCTTTTAGTGATTCTAGGGTAACAGTTTCCAGTAATGATATAAGATTGCATCCATTGACTAAACACATCTCTTAAATCTTCTCCTTCATTGTTTACCTCACCATACCACTCTTTAAAATCTTCTGGTAAATCTTCCCATTCTGTATCTTCACCATCTACTTTAAAAGTAAATGATTTACCCATAGCGAAAGTATGCTTTTGGTTAATGATACTACCATGAGTAGAAGCACGCCTAGCCCTTTTCGCTAAGTCATTAACATAGATATTACTAGAATCTCTAAAATAAGGAATCCATTGATAGTCAATATCCTTATTAGGGTCTTGCTCTTCTAATATAATAGGAGTAGAAACAGGGTCTTTTTTAGGCTCTCTACCTAAACTAGAAGCTTGTATCTTACTTAGATTCGTTTTCTTCTCGCTCATCTTTTACTTCTTCTTCTGATACAATGTTAGTAAAACCAGCCTTGTAAAGCTTTTTTAAGTCTTTTTGAGTAGTCTTTTCAGTTAACGAAATAACACCCACTTTACCTGTAATTTTCTTACCAATAAAAGGAGGGTTGATAATAAATCTTTTCATTCTCTAAATATAATAAAAAAAAGTGTACTATTTAGAATCATTCTAAATAAGCTTATGTATTTCTTTGTTTTGTTATTATTTTTTAGTATTGCATTTATAACGATTAGTATATGAAATGTGGAGCAAAGCGGAATTTTTTATATACCGTGTTATGCGTGTTTTAAAATTATAAGATTATGGACAAAGAAAGTAAATTAAGAAAAGAATTGCAATTTAACACACCAAGGGTTGTGTATTTATATATCCTAGGACTAGAAAGAAAGCTAGAAAGGATTGAAAATTTACAAAGGTTTGATGATGTAGGGACAGAAGTAGAAGGCAGTAGTGAGCGTATTTACGATATTGACGGTAGTTGTCTTGATGCCGATAAGGTTATGGAGATAATAAACGAAAAAATACTACCTGATTATGTTGAGAATTGGTTTAGAAGACCAGAGAAAGCAGGTATTTATAGCGTGGTTAATAGTGATGACGAAAACCAAACAAGCTATTTCAATGGTAAAAACTGGGAGATAGATACAGATAATGGCGAAAAGCCTGTTAAAAAATGGTTAGAATGTTAATTTAATGGCAAAAATGAGTAATCCTATAAATAGCCACTAAACGCTAATTAGTGGCAAAATATAGTTACGCCTAACGGTTTGTGTATGGTAAGGTTTTGTCGCAAACATAGTATAAATATGCGACAAGATTTTATTTCAAAACTTTACTATACACGTTGTTATGTGTAGTTTATACCCGAAGGGGTATGATAACCCATACATAAACCAACGTTATACCCGATAGGGTATGATATACCGTTCAAAAATTACAAATAATGTTGAATGTATAAACTTTTAACAGAGCGAGTAGCACAGCACGTAAGATAGGAGGCTTTTAATTTAAATGTGCATTAGATTAACGGTATAACTTCCTGCGCCTGTTAATTGTTTTATAAATTTTGTTATGAATAGTAAATTAGATAACGAAGAAAGAGGTAAAATAATGGCTAAATGGTTTTTACTTGGAATATGGTATGGGCTATTGATTGCTTATTATTTATAACGAGAGAAGGTAAATGTCTACCGAAGAATGAGGTTGACTTTACCTTGTGTTATAAACTGGAGAAATAAGACATGGATAAAGAGCAATTAAAAAAAGTACTAAACAAATTAGTAGATTGGTGCGAAGAAGCACACGGAACAGGTGTTTCAGAGATACTGATAAGGTT